ATACCGAATACCAGATGCCTGATGGCACCACTCGAAAGGAACCTAAATCCATATCGTTCGCAAAAATGGACGATGTTGAATTCTCCCAGCTGTACAAATCCGTATTAGACGTCCTCTGGAATTTTATTTTATTCCGCACCTTCCCAACACAGCAGGCAGCAGAAAACGCAGCCTCGCAATTATTCAGCTATGCCGCCTGAGAAATATCGCCATGACCAAAGACGATAAACGCTGGCTGGAAGACGTTGCATCACTGGGTTGCGTCGTATGCAGAAATCTTGGCTACGGCGCTACACCTGCAGAGGTTCACCATATCCGCAAAGGGCAGGGCATAGCCCAGCGCGCCGACCACAAAGAAACTCTCCCGCTTTGCCCGCCACACCACAGAACCGGCGGACACGGCGTAGCTATCCACGCAGGGCAAAAAACATGGGAAGAAAACTACGGCACGGAGACTGAATTGCTCGAACAGGTCACTAACGAGATAAAGGAATTACGTCTATGCAGAATTTAATTCCGTCTCTAAGAGCAGCAGATAACACTAAAAAATGCGGTTGGCCAGCACGTCCGGAAAGCATGAAATTCTGTTCAGGCTCCTTTTCCATTCTGGCGGGCGGCGATTTTGCCCTTCTCTATGCTCGCGCACGCGCGCGTTTAGGGGGCTGATTTATGCCGCTGGTCGCCACCTTCCGTACAGACTGGTTCAGAGTCATTACCGACCTGACCCGAAAAAATCTCACCACTCAGCAAATCGCCGATGAACTTGGCGTTTCAAAATCCGCCGTCCTCGGCTGGAAATCTGGATCAGAGCCTCGCCACGGTCACGGTGAAGCGTTGATTGCTCTCTGGTGTCTAGCTACCAGCTCAGACCGTAAAAAACTCCCTACTGTGCTTTACCGGCAGTGGTGGACGTTCCGCCGCCCTGTTTTTGGTCGGGAAACTGACCAGAAGGGCAACACACAATGACGACTCACTAATTCAGGAGTGAAAAAAAATGGCTCGACCGAAAAAAATCGTTGAGACGCCGGGGCAGGAAAAAGCGGCGCCGGAAGAAAAAACGCTCGTTACTGAGGGGCAGTTAATTACTGCTGAACAGAACGGCGCGCAGCAGCAGGGAAACGGCAGCGGCGAAGAGACCGTGCAGAAAAAGGTTTCAACCCTGCTTGATGGTACTCAGCTGGCAGAACGTAACGCCATTCTCGCCACGCTCAACGCGCAGGGTGCTGCCATCGTTGCCCGCTTCGAAGAGTACGCCTTCACCGACATTGTCGGCCACCCGCTGACCAACTGCCTCGATTTCCTCAATCTGGTACGCAAAGCCACTGATTTAAGCACTGGCGGCACAGCGGAGCAGGTGACAAACGAGGAAGGCAAAAAGCAACCCGTACGCAGCGCGCCGGTATTAACCGAACACGGCTGGCACGTTCCGGGCTAAGGAGAGTTTTATGTGTGGTAGCGCACCCAAAGTTGTTCAGTCAGACCCGCAGGCCGAAGCCGATGCAGCAGCAGACGCAGCCGCCAAAGCTGCGAACGCTGACGCAGCAGCGCGCAAAAAGCGCAAACATGGATCATCCCTGCTGGCCAGCGGCGCAGAAGGCGCGACGGATACAGGTTCTTCCCTGCTGTCCACTGGCGCACAGGCCGCAAAAAATACGTTAGGGGCTTAATTCATGGATCAACTCGCCAGCAGGTTAATCAGGCGCGCTGACACGCTGAAAGCAAATCGCCAGGTGCATGAAAGCGTCTGGCGGGAGTGCTACGACTACACCTACCCGTTGCGCGGGGCGGGTTTTTCGTCTGAGGTGCTGGACGCACAGAGCGCAAAGCACAAGGTTGCAAAATTGCTGGACGGCACAGCCACCGACAGCGCCCGCATGCTGGCGTCCGCGCTTATGTCAGGGATGACCCCGGCGAATGCTCAATGGCTGAACCTCGACAGCGAATTACTGCCTGATGACGCTAAGGCGTGGTTGTCCACCTGTGCAACGCTGGTATGGGAAAATATCCACGCAGCTAACTTTGACGCGGAAGGGTACGAGGCCAATCTCGATGTGGTCTGCGCTGGCTGGTTCGCGCTGTATGTCGATGAGGACAAGGAAGAGGGCGGATTTACCTTTCAGCAGTGGCCGCTGGCGCAATGCTTTGTGACCTCCACCCGCCGGGACGGCATCGTTGACACGATTTATCGCTGCTATCAGCTCACCGCTGAACAGGCCGTGAAAGAATTTGGCGCTGACAAGGTAAGCGAAAAAATCCGCGATGCTGCAAAAAATAAACCCGACGATAAATTTGATTTCCTGCACTGCATTTTCCCGCGCGATACCTACGCCGTAAATGCGAAGCTGGCGCGTAACATGCGCTTTGCGTCGTTCAATGTGGAAGTGAGCGGCAAGCGTATCGTGCGTGAATCCGGCTATCACGAATTCCCTGTATGTGTCCCGCGCTGGATGAAAATCCCCGGCGGCTCCTACGGCATCGGCCCGGTATACGACGCGCTGCCGGACTGCAAAGAGCTGAACGAAACCAAACGCATGGAGAAGGCCGCGCAGGATCTGGCTATCTCCGGGATGTGGATTGCTGAGGATGACGGCGTTCTCAACCCGCGTACGGTCAAAGTCGGCCCGCGCCGCATCATCGTAGCGAACAGCACCGAAAGCATGAAACCGTTGCTCACTGGCGCAGATTTCAACGTGGCGTTTACCGCTGAAGAACGCCTGCAGGCTTCCATTCGCAAAATCATGATGGCCGACCAGCTGCAACCGCAGGATGGCCCGGCGATGACCGCTACCGAAGTGCATGTGCGTGTCGCGCTGATCCGCCAGTTGCTTGGCCCGGTCTATGGTCGGTTTCAGGCTGAATACCTGCAACCGCTGGTTGAGCGCTGCTTCGGTATTGCGTTCCGCGCTGGCGTTTTCCCTCCCGCCCCCGAGAGTATCCAGAGCGCCAATTTTAACGTGCGTTATATCTCCCCGCTGGCCCGCGCGCAGAAGCTGGAAGATGTGACCGCCATCGAGCGCTACGGCCAGAACATCATGCAACTAGCTGGGGCGTACCCCGATGTACTGGACAACATGGACAGCGACGAGGCGAGCAAGGTTGTCGGCGAAGCGCTAGGCGTTCCCGCAAAAGTTATGCGTTCTGCTGATGCGGTCGAGCAACTTCGACAGCAGCGCCAGCAGATGCAACAGCAGCAGGCGCAACAGCAGATGCTGATGCAGGCCGGGACGGAAGCCGCAGGCGCAGCAGGGCAGACAGCAGGCGCAATTATGGGACAACGACTGGCGGGCAACCAATGATCAAAAAAGACGTAACCCCTGAAGACTACCGGCGCATTTTCGAGGAAATGCCAGGCGGGCCGCAGGTAATGGAAGAACTAACGCGCCGCTTCGGGCGTGAGGCGTATGTCAAAGGCGGTACCGAAGGCGACCGCGAAACCTGTTACCGGGCCGGACAGCGTTCCGTGCTCGATTTCATTTTGATGCAAATCAACAAAGCAGACGGAGTAAACGACGATGTGGAAGTTTAAACATTTATTCATGAATACCGAAACAGGCGCAGAAGCGCCAGCAGGTAACGCAGGAGGGGATGATGCTGGTAATGGCGATGGTACTCAAAATCCGGGCGGCGGTACTCCTGCTGGTACTTCGCTCCTCAGTACCGGCGCGGGCGAAAAAGGCGAGGATGACTGGCTACCTGAAAAATACCGTGTTATGGGCGATGACGGAAAACTCAACGTTGAAGGCTCAGCCCGCAAACTGGCGGATGCTTACTCGCACCTTGAAAAGCGCATGGGCAGCGGGGACACGCCGCCGAAAACTGCTGATGGGTATGCGCCAAAGGTAGAGGTCGAGGGTTTTAAGTGGGACGAATTCAAAGCCGACCCGCGCATGCAATCCTTCATGAAATCGGCGCATGCCAAAGGCATCACCAACGATCAGATGGGTTTCATCCTTGGCGAATATGCACAGCTGGCCCCCGAACTGGTTAACGGTGCTGCGGCGCTGGATTCGGAAGCCGCCGCCACGCAGCTGCGCGAGACGTGGAAAACTGACTCCGAGTTTAATAAGAACATCGGTCTGGCTTTCCGGGCATTTAACTCTCTGGCGGATGACAGCGACAAAGGGCGCATGGATGAAATCGGCAATAACCCGATGGTGATCCGCATGCTGGCAAAAATCGGCGCGGAAATGCAGGAGGATGCGCCAGCTGGCGGTGATGTGAATCTCGAAGAGCAGCAATCAATCCGTGACCTGATGAAGTCCCCGGCCTATATGGATCCGAAACATGCCGACCATGAGAACGTTTCTGCCCGGGTTCGCGCGTACTACCAGAAGCGTTACGGCGATCAGACAGTAGTTTAGTGTTAAGGCCTCTCTTGTAAGAGGCCTTATTTTTTATTTACGTAAAAAATCACATTGATAGGTTGAAGGAAATTCTTTTTGTAAAACAACCATTACTTGTCCGTTACTTCCTCTAACTGGTGGAATTGTTTCAGAGATTAGCCAACCTTCTTTCCATAACGCTTCGAGAGCCATGCCAGCATAAGGTGATTTTGCTCGGTTAATATCCCCCGCACTTAATGTAGATGTCCCATCCATAATGACAAAGGAAATTACCCTTTGGCAGATAGTTGCGTGTGCATTTAAAGCAAAACAATAAGTTAATAAAAAAAAGATTATTTTCCTCACAGTAACCTCGAAGAAAAATAGTTGCGCCGTATTAATAGTAGCAGCTCTTTTATTTGGTCGGGATTCCGACCGTGCATCTCGATAACAATCACTTCATAACCAGCCCGGCGGGGACGCCGGATACCTGATTTCTCCCGCAATGCGCCAGCGCCAACCGCATTGTGCAGATTTGGGCCGGGAAACCGACACCCCGCAGGCGATTTTTTACTGGAGTGATTTTTATGTCATTTGATGCAAACAAGAACATGATCACCGCTGCGTTTGTTACGCAGTTTCATGATTCTTTCGAAATTGCTGCGCAGCAAAAGGATTCGCGCCTGCAAGCGGCTGTCCATGACCGTGGCAGCATCACCGGTGCGTCGTTCACCATCAACGATATGGGTACTATTGAGATGACCCAGATCACCACGCGTTTCGGTGATACTGTCTGGGATGTTCCGGAAGCCGGTACCCGTAATGCGCTGATGGCCGACTACGGCGTTTTCGTCCCGGTCGAGAAACGCGACCTGCGCAAGCTGATTGCCGACCCGCAGGGGCCGTATTTGCAGCTTACCTTGTCCGCTGCGAACCGCAAAAAAGACGATGTGATTTACCGCGCTCTGCTGGATGCGGTACTGCGTAAGACCGAGAACAACGGCGCGTATGCATCCGTTACCCTCCCGGCCTCGCAGAAAATCGTTGCTGGCGGTACTGGCATGACCAAAGCCAAACTGATCGCAGCAAAAGCGATGTTCCGCCGTAACGAATGTGACGAGCAGAACGGCGAAGAGCTGTACATGACGTACAACGCCGACATGCTGACGCAGATCCTCAGCGATACCACGCTGACCAGCGCCGACTTTATGGCGGTGAAAATGCTTCAGGAAGGTGCGGTAAATGGTAACTGGCTGGGCTTTAAATGGCTGGCTTACGAGAAACTGGACTCTGTGACCGCCGAAAGCGTCACCACCAAAACCGCAGCAGCCTGGTGTAAATCCGCTGTGCATTTCGGTACCGGTGCCGAATACAACGTCGATATCGGCCCGCGCCGCGATAAAAATAACACCATCCAGATTTCCGTTGATGCGTCTTATGGTGCTGGCCGCGCCAACGAGAAAAAAGTCGTTGCCATCGATTTTGTAGCATAAAGCCGCTGGTACCTTTGCCGGGGGATCCCTCCCGGCCTTTTTTCATCTGAGGTAAGGCTATGGCTTCCAGTATCTCTATCTGTTCTAACGCACTGCTGGCGCTCGGCGCCCATCCCATTAACAGCTTCGACGAAGCGACCGAACACGCCCGCCTGTGCTCAAATATTTACCCTACCGTACGCAATGATCTGCTGCGAAAACATCCGTGGAACTGCGCGGTAAAACGCGTAGTGCTCTCACCGTCCAGCACCGCGCCCGCGTTTGGTTTCGGCTACCAGTTCCCGCTGCCGGGCGATTTAATCCGGATCCTGTCCGTTGGCCGTGAGTATGAGGATATCGGGTACCGCGTTGAAGGAAACCGCCTGCTGGCGAATCAGAACGTAATTTATCTGCGCTACCTGTTTCGTAACGAGGATGAATCGACGTGGGATTCGTCGCTGGTCAATCTGGCCGAAGCGTTCATGGCCGCAAAGCTGGCGTACGCCGTCACCGGCTCCGCGAGTCTGCGCGACAGTCTGACGCAGGAAGCTGCATTCCTTCTTCGCCAGGCCAAATCTATCGACGGACAGGAAGAACCGCCGGAAACGCTGGACGGCTATCCAACTTATGAATCGAGGTTCTGATGCGCGCGAACCTGATAAAAACCAATTTTACCGCGGGTGAAATTTCCCCGCGCCTGATGGGGCGTGTTGATATCGCCCGCTATGCCAACGGTGCAAAAATTATCGAAAACGCGGTGTGCGTGGTGCAGGGCGGTGTCGTTCGCCGACCGGGTACGCGCTTTGCCGCTGCCGCTAAATATGGTGACCGGACAGCACGCCTGATCCCTTACGTCTTTAACCGCTCGCAGGCGTACATGCTCGAATTCGGCGACGGATACCTGCGCATTTACCAGAACGGGCAGCAACTGGTTAACGACGATAATACCCCGTATGAAATCGCCAGCCCGTATACCGTCGATATGTTGTCTGAGGTGAATTACGTGCAGGGCGCTGACACGATGTTTTTAGTCCACCAGAGCGTCCCGCCGCACCGCTTGCAGCGTAAGGGGCAAACTGATTGGGTGCTGGAAGCCGCGCCGTTTATCGTTGAGCCATTCGACGAAATCCGCGACACGCCGGAGAAATGGTGTAAGCCATCGGTTAAAGAATTCGTCGGCTCAGAAATCACGCTGACGCTCAGTGATGCCGAACCCGCGGATGATGACGATTCCCCCGCGTTCACTGGCGATGGATGGGTATCGGAGGACGTTGGTTCGTACGTTCGCATTAACAGCGGACTGGTGCTGATTAAGAGCATCACCAGCGCGCAGATTGCCGTCGGTACCATCCGCACCGATTTAAGCGCGACGCAGGCGGCATCCCCCGGAGCCTGGACACGTGAAGATACTGTCTGGACGGAGGAGTTTGGCTATCCCGGCGCGGTGACGCTATACCAGCAGCGGCTGGTTCTGGCCGGTTCCCCGCAGTACCCGCAAACAATCTGGTGGAGCGAAACCGGCGTTTACCTGTCGTTTGAGCTGGGAACGGACGACGACGACGCGATCAGCTTTACGCTGTCTTCTGACCAGCTAAACCCGATTGTGCATCTTGCGCAGATGAATACGCTTATCGCGCTGACGTACGGCGGCGAGTTTACAATCACTGCCGGCAGCGACGCGGCGATCACCCCGACCAATATTTCGGTAAAAAACCCCAGCCCGTACGGTTGCAACAGCATTCGCCCGGTTCGTGTCGGTACCGAAATTATGTTCATCCAGCGTGCCGGGAAAAAACTGTATGCCGTGGCGTATGACCCGGACAGCTACGTTTCGTATTCCGCCAACGATTTAACGGTGCTGGCCGAACACATCACGGCCGGCGGCGTCCTCGATATGGCGTATCAGCAACAGCCTGATGCGTTCGTGTGGCTGATCCGCGCCGATGGCGTACTGGTAACAATGGGGATCGACCGGGCGCAGGATGTAGTCGCATGGTCACGCCAGATCACTGATGGCGTTTTTGAATCGGTGGCGAGTATCCCCTCAGAAAGCGACGATGTGATTTATGTTCTGGTGCGCCGGGAAGTTAACGGCCAGACCGTTCGTTATGTTGAAGTATTCGACAGCACCCTGAATACCGATTCCGCAGTAACCGGCTCCAGTTCAGAAGGTGCCACCACGTGGACAGGTCTTTCTCACCTCAATGGAAAAACGGTTGATGTGGTGGCCGATGGTTCCGTGATGCCACAGGCAACGGTAACAGACGGGCAAATCACACTCAGCCGCAAAGCGAGAAAAATCGAAGTGGGCCTGCATTATGAAACCACCATCCAGACGCTGACGCCGGAAATCTCAACGACCGAAGGCACCACGCAGAACGCCCGCAAGCGTACTAGCGAAGTCACGCTGCGCTTTATGGAAACCACCGGCGCGGAGTGCAACGATCAGGTGATCCCCTTCCGTACCTTCGGCCCAAAAATCCTTAACCAGCCAGCACCGCTTTTCACCGGTGATCATTATTTCGGGAAGCTTGGCTGGGAGCGCGGGGAAGACACTTTGATTATTCAGCAACGCCAGCCGCTGCCTTTTCACCTGCTGGCCATTATTTTCACGTTCTCCAGCAACGGGGGCTAATGATGATCCGTAATGCAACCGTCGGTGACATTCCGGCGCTTATCGAACTGGGAACCCGGATGTACCTGGAATCCCGCTATTCCGAAAACTCACCCTTTGACGCGGACAAATGCGCGGAACTGGCTGAGAGCCTGATTTATTCCGCCGCCGGCTGCGTGCTGGTGGCTGAAAAAGATGGCCAGGTGATTGGCTGGCTCGGCGGCGGCATCGCGGAGCAGTTTTTTTCCCGCCAGTTGATGGCGTTTGAATATGGCCTGTTCGTCGCTCCGGAGTACCGGGGCGGCAGCGCTGGCCCACGGCTGGCCCGCGCATTTATCGAATGGTCGAAAGAACACGGCGCCGCAGTGATCAACATGGGGATCACTACTGGCGTTAATGCCGAACGTACTGGCCAGCTTTATTCCCGCCTCGGTCTGCAACGTACCGGGCTGCTTTATTCGATGGAGATTTAACGATGTGTACAGGTGTTGAAATCGCGCTGGTGGCTTCTTCGGTTCTCGCTGCTGGTGGTGCAGTGGCCAGCGGTCAGCAGCAAAAGAAAATGGCGAACTATCAGGCCGCGCAAGCTGAAGCCGACGCCGAAGCATCAAAAGCAGCGGCGAAAGTTGAAGCGGAGCGTATTCGTAAAGCCGGTCGCCAGCAGGCATCTGCCGCCAATGCTGCGTTGGCAGCTTCAGGCGTTGAGACGGGAGAGGGAACGGCGCTCCGTGTCACGTCAGGTATTGCCGGGGATGCGGAGCAGGACGCCTACCAGACAATCCTTAATGGCGTGAATTCTTCTAATCGCCTGCAGGCGCAGGCACAAGCTGACAGGATCAGCGGCAGTAATGCGGCGACAGCGGGGAATATTAGTGCTGGCAGTTCATTACTTAGTGCTGGCGGAACTGCATACAGCGGCTGGAAAAAAGCAAAAACAGGCAAATACGGTTTATATGCGGAGTAAGTGACGTGAGAATTCCAACGGGTAATTTTGGTAATTTGACACCGCAGGCACAGCAGACGCGTGTCGCTGTTAGCAATGTAGGCACTATCGGCAATGCGGTGTCTGGTTTTGGGGCCGCTACAGGGCAGGTAGCAGAACAAGTACAGCATGAGCAGGATAAAGCCGATGTGGCAGCTACGCAGGCGATTCTGACTGATCTGGAAGCTAAATCTAATGACCGCTGGGAAAACCCGGAGACGGGCGCCACGGTCACTCGTCAGGGCTTTAAATCGTCCGGTGTGGTAACCGATATGGATAAGGCCGACGCTGGCGATTACGAGGAAGCGCGGAAGCGCGTACCGCCCAACCAGTTAAACTATTTTGATGCGCAGTGGAAAGCAGGGCAGGTACGCCGGACAAGTACCTACAGCGGTTTCGAGCGTGCACAGACGGATGAGGCCCAGCGGCAGCAGCTTAATGCGACGGTGACCACTTCCGTCGAACAAGAGGCCAGCGCATACGATAATCCGATGCAGGCGGAGCTAATACGCGGCGCCCGTAAGCATTCGATCGAGATGTATGGACAGGCGCGCGGATGGGCGCAGGAACGCATCGATGCTGCGGTGTCAGAAGCGAACCAGAAAGCGCTGGAGCAGCGCGCGCAGAACTACGCGGTAACCAATCCCACTGGCTGGCTGAATGGCGATTTTACGTTGATCAACAGCAGCACCGGCGAACTCGATATGCGCGCCGTTGGACTGGTGGAATCCGGTGGCAAGCACCGCAATGCTGACGGTAGCCTTGTTACATCGCCCGCTGGCGCGCAGGGTGAATTTCAGCTGATGCCGGATACCGGGAAAGAACTGGCGGCCAAACGCGGCGTGGAATACAACCCTGATGACCCGGTGCAGCATGCGCAGCTGGCGCGCGACTATACCGGGCAACTCAGTAAAAAATATCAGTCTGAAACGTTGGCCGGGGCTGCATACAACTGGGGAATGGGTAACGTCGATAAATTGATCGCCAAAGTGGGCGACCCGCGCAAAGGCGAAATATCGATGGCAGATTTCGTTAAGCAGCTGCCAGCCGAAACGCGCGGCTGGTTGGCCCGCTACAACAAAAATAAAACCGGTCTCGACCCGGTAGCGGTTAACAAAATAGACAATATCGCCGAATCGCAGATCCGCCAGCAACGTACGGCGCTGCGCCAGCAGATTGACCCGATTCTGAATAATACGATGGCGCAGCTGTATAACGGCGAGGTGCCTGATGCAATGCCAAATGCATCCACGATTATGTTTGCGTACGGTGAGCAGGGGCAGACAGCGGTCAAGCAGCTGGATATCGCGATCGATAACGCCAGAACCTTCCAGGCTATCCAGTACGTAACCCCGGCAGAACAGCAGGCCGAACTGGCGAAAGTGAAGCCGCAGGCAAACGACCCGGATTACGCACTGAAACTCGATGCGTATGGCAAACTTAGTGCGCTGGTGCAGAAGAGCAACGCCAATATTCAGGCGCAGCGTGATGCTACCCGCTTCAACGATGCGCTGATTTCTGGCGAGAAACTCGACCCGAGCAACAAATCCATGCAGAAGGCGGCGGACAATACGCCATCGGCGCTTAACTTCCGCATTAACGACGCCACAACTCACGACGCTATCGTGCAGCAGGTTAACCAGACTGGCATTATCCCGTCGCAGGTTACATCGCAACTGAATGCTATTTCTCGCTCTGACAGTCCGGATGTGGTTAAGCAGGGTTCTACCTTATTTAACGCGCTGTACGAAACAGATCCTGCCTCTGTGGGCGATATGCCAAAGGATATGCAAAGCTATTACCTGACTGTGAAACAACTTACCGATTCTGGTATGGCGTCAGACGAAGCGGTGAAGCAGGCGCAGAACGTTACCTATAACCAGACTGATGCCCTTAAATCACAATTGTCTTCTACGCAGAGCACGAAGGAATATAGAAAAGAACGTGATAGCGCAATGGATTCCGCAGTCAGCAGCATGAAACCGTGGTACAGCTTTGGCGGCCCCGCCGCTGATGACCAGAATCCTAATTCTGTAAAATTCCGGAATGACTACCAGTCACTTTATGACATTAATTATCGCAATTCGGGTGGTAATGCTGATATTGCCAAAAAGATGACTAATACCCAGATCGCCCGCACCTGGAGTCTTAGCGATGTAAATGGTAGCGCCCAGCTTATGAAATATGCGCCTGAAGCGCTCTATAACTATGGGCCGTCTGGTTGGCAGGCTGCGCAGTGGAAAGAAGAAAAAGAGCGTCTGACTTATGGCGAACGTGAAGAAAAAATTGCAACCAGCCCGACACAACTAGGAATTACATCAGGTTCAGCGCCTGTTATTACATCAAATATCCCGGAATCGCGAATTGGTGGCGAACTGGAAATAACCCCGGATGTGATGACCCCGCGGGATGGGATGTACTCAATAGTTATTCGCTCTAAAGATGAGAATGGGATTCCGAAAGTTCAGCTTTATAACGATAAATTTGGCCGTCCCTTGCGCTGGAAACCGTCGCTGGAAGACTGGGAACCGTATAAAAAAATGCAGCAGGAGCGGGAACGGCAAGGCGAAGAGGAAATATCACGCGGGAAAGATATTCGGGGCTTTAAGGAAAAACATCGTGCACTCGATGAACAATATCAGCGTTTGCATGATGACCGTATGAACCGGGTTAAAAACTACTTTTCATGGAGCAATGAATAATGCCTATCTATCCGCAATCTGATGTTCCGCCGAGCGTAATGGATAATGCTCTTCAGGCGCCAATGGGTTTTGATGTATCTCTGCCTGAAGGAACTAACCCGGAACCGCTGCAGAAGCAACCGACTGTATGGGATGCCGCTTTTCGTCAGAATAACCTGCTGGCCGGAATGTTCCGCCCGGCTAAACAATTCGAACCGGCAGACGGGTATAACCCTTATTCAGATAAAAACGAACTCAAAGGGTACGAGCAATGGGGATCCGCCTTTGCGGATTCAAAATCACCAGAAGAAACCGCCTGGATTAAAAACCATATAGACGATGAAAATGAAGACCGCCAGGTGCTGTCTGAGGCAGGCGCTGAAGGAACTCTGGCCAGTATCGCCGCCGGGGTTATTGACCCTGTCACGGTAGCATCGATGTTTATTCCCGGTGCGCAGGGAAGCCTGGCTGCTCGTATTAGTTCTCAGATTGCTATTGGCGCCGCCGGTACCGCACTTAGCGAGGTTGCGCTCAATAACGAGCAGTACACCAGAACAGCAAGGGAGAGCGCCGCGCACATTACAGCCGGAGCGCTTCTCAGCGGTGTATTTGCCACTGCCGGCGCGATGATCACCCCGTCGGTAAGAAATGCGGCCACACGGGAAGTGGCGGAGGCGCTCGATAACATGAATGCCTCGCCAACGATTAACAACGCAGCCGACGCCCTGACGGATACTTTACCGAACGGTGGCAGCGTCGGCGCTATGCGTATTCGCGAGGCGACGCTTGAAGACCTCACGCCTGTGTCCGGCGGCACGCTCGGCAAGTTGGCCAAAAAGGCCGGTAGCTATCTGACACCGATCACCCGCCTGATGGAGTCCCCATCAAAAGAAGCGCGCCGGACAGCGTTGGAACTGGCAGAGAATAACTTTACGCTGGAAGGCAACCTG